AACGTAGCTCTCTGCAAAAAGGCCTTTCAGACCGTCGATGAATTGCTCGGTTGCTTGAACACGGAAGTTAGACTCGATGGCCACTTCGTTTTCTTGCATCCACTGCTCAACAACGTAGTCCATATACTGTTCTACTTGCTGATGCAACTCATCAACAGACTCGGTGATTTTTTCTTCAAGCTGAGTTTCAAACTCTTCTTCGAGGCGAGCAACTTCGAGAACAACACGGTTCTGAACTGCTGCTTCAAACAGAGTAGAAGCTTTTGCTTTGAAATCTTCTGACAAATCTTCTTGATCAGCAAGAAGCTCGTCCATATCTTCCTTCATGGCTTTTGCAGGAACAGCAACACGAGGAGAAGGTACACCTGCTCCGCTATGATTTACTGACGCTGCGTTCTTGCCAGAAGTATCGGGAACCGAATCAGCCTCTTTACCAACTTGGGCAAGAGTCTTATCGAGGAAAGCAGAAAGATCCTGCTTGGTCATGCCAGCAACTTTAGACATCAGATCACCAAGCATCTGAGTTTTGGTCGCTGAAGGCTTTAAAGTTTCAGCCGCACCAGATGAAGCTTCTTCAAGAGATTCCTCTTGCTCAACTACATCTACTGCCTCTTCAACTTCGATTTGATTTTCTTCAGACATTAGATATATCTCCTAGATTATTTTACTAGTTTTAGTATTTATATAAATTAAACTTTTGAAATCTCGTTGAGAAATTTTTCAAACATGTGCAGCTTTGCTTGCTCGCTCAATTGCTTTTTGCGAACCGCTTTTTGAGCTTCACGCTCGATCTCTTCTACTCGCATTGCTACAGCTTTACCCTGATCCCACACCCATTCGACACCTTCCATAATTCCATTTACGAAAGCATCAGGAGCGGATGGATCAGCGACGATGTCAGCGGCAGTTGCCAAGTAGAAGTCCTCTTGTACTTCCATCACACCGTCTTTTCCTTCTTTCAGGGAACCCATTCCCCTCGATGATACACCAAGTTGTGCACCGTCAGAAAGAAGACCTTCGACGATTTTACCCATCGGTGTAGAAGAAATTTTGGCTTTACCAATAAAGTTATCGCCTTCGCGAACTAGACTGGTAATAATATGAGATACACGATCGAGATTAATAGAAGGACCGTCAGGATGACCAAGCTCGCCATATGCTCGACCCTTAGATACGTTTTCATTTACATAACGACCAACTTCTTTCTCGAGGATGTCAGCGTTGTAGCGACGACCGTTACGATTTGGAATATTGCCTTGCAGAAAGATACCTTCGATGAACAAGCTTTTCTTGCCGTCAGCATTCTCTTCTGTCAATACTTTTACTGATTCGGTGATTTCTGTAATAAGTTTCATGTCTTGTCCTTACGAGATATTGAATGCTACACTAACTGCTTTGACGTTTGCAGATGCTGATAATGTGTCAGTTGTACTTTTTTGTACAAATGTAATAGCACCAGTAGGTAGTGTAAATGTGCCGCCCGTGGTAATGTTAGTAATAAGAACATCGCCAGCATCAGTATTATAGATGCGTACGCAAGCAGCGTCGTTGACTGTATTAGCAGCAGCGCCTAATGTAATCTCTGGAAACTTAGCTTTTACAATCATTATTCGCTCCGCTTGCTTACTTCTGTTTCAGCGCGCTGCTTACGCCATACAACTTTACCTTCGGGCGTTTTAGTCTTAATCATCTTGACATCAGCATGACGTTCAATATCTTCTTTTACCATTTGATCTTCTTTACTGCCAGATTTGCCGTCACCTTTCGCTTTCTTGCCTTTCAGCTTAGGATTTGCAACGATAACATCATCGTCGCCGTTTTCGTCATCTTGACCAAGCTTTCCTTCGAAGATCATATCTACAAATTCGATATAACCTTCATCTGATGCTAACATCTCGTCGAGCATTGCCTTTTCTTCTTCGTCAGCTTCTTCGTTATAAAACTCTTCGACTACTTCATCGATTAGCCTCATAAAGAAACTGGCGTCTTCTTGCAGTTGATCTTCTTCGAGCATCAAATCTTCGTCATCATACTCGACTCCTTCGAGCTCTTCAAGATCATCGAGATAAAGAGTTTCAGTTGACTCATATACGTCATCATCAGTATCAACTTCATAACCCTTATGAGGCGCTCGCTTTGCATGACTTACAGCAGCAACAGCAGCATCAATCTCTTTCATGCCAGGTCCATCGAACGTATCAACATTATCAGTATGTTTACCGATAAAATCGTTCTCTTTACCATCAGCGCCAGAGCGATCGATATCGAGCGTTCCAGCCTTTTTATATTTTTCTAAAATGTTACTAAGATAATCAGACATCTTGAGGTTCTTCCATTTCGGTTTCTAATTCTTCTTCGGTTTCAACTTCAAGCTCAGCGAGTTCTGCTTCGTCTTCAGCTTCAACTTGTTGATTGAAAACCGTTTGTGATACCTCATCGTAGCGTGCATTTAAGGCATCAGTAATTTTGGGTTCCATGGCCGCACCGAAAGCTTTTAATGCTGCTACCGGTTTATCTGCTACTGCAGCTCCAATAAAATCAGTTACATCAGTCATAATATGTCTCCAAGTTAATTCTACCTTTATTTATATTGAAAGTGTTCTCAAGCTGCATCATCTTTATTATCATCAGGTACTAGCTTATATGTAGGCGCAGGAGGTGGTGCCTCTTCAGGCTCTTCATCTTGCATCATTTCTTCAGGATCTACATATCTTTCATCTTTCTTTTCATCGGCAATTTCTTTGTCGATGTCTTTAATCTCTTCTTCAGAATGTTGCAATACATAACGTCGAATATACTCGTGTGAGTAGTACTTACCGATGTACTCATCCATTTCTCTTAACAATCCGATACGATCGCGATTCATTTCCATCGTCTTCAGTTCTTCGAAGTAATTATCAACTGCAAAGTCAAACTGAATCTGCTCGCGCCATTCTTTCCAATCTTCTGGTGTACATACACCTTTTAGAATAAGCTGACGCTCGAGCAACTTCATAAACAATTCTGAGAACTTATTACGTAGTCTAAAAATAAACTTACTGAATTTTACTTCGTCACGAGAAATTTCAGTTGCTCGACCAAGAGTATAAGTGGTCTCAGGCTGTAAGCGAGTGATGGGTACATTGAGAGAACGATATAGATTATTTTGGAAATAAACAACATCTTCGATTTCTCCTAAGTTTTGGCCACCAGGCAATGTAGTAATTTCTGTACCACGACCACCTTCTCGACGTGGAAGCCAGAAGTCTTCGAGCATTGTCATAAATTTACGATCGTCTCTGATTTCACCAGTCGATGAATCGTATACAATCTTATTTTTAAATTTAGTCATGATGTCAGAGAGGTATTGCTCAGCTTTAGCTTTAGGTAAACCACCAACATCTACGTAAAAGATTCGTCGCTCAGGTGCACGTGAGATACGATAGATAACCAACGAATCTTCCATCGAACGTAGCTGATTCAAAGGACGAATCGCTTTGTGCAACCATGACAGAATAAGTTTGTTGTCGAGGCTTTGATTACCTGACGTACAATAAACAACCGCATCTCGTGCAATCTTTACACCTTCTGCTGTAGCAGAACCAGATGTACCATAGCTGTTCATTGTAGAACCAGTAATAGAACCAGTACGCTTAAGGAAGCCAGAAGGACTATACATGTAATACTCATTGATTACTTTCTCAATGGTTACACCAGTCTTCTTATCTTTTTCTTTCTTAACTTCACGTACTTTCTTAATATTACGTGGATCGACGTATCGTACTTCAAGAATACCTTTAGCAGGTTTAGACTCATCTACGACAACGTGATAATAGAGTCGGCCGTCTACGTACCAACGGCGAAAGAGTTCGTAACTTAGACGATTGAATTCAAGTAACTGTAATACGTTATCGAATTCTTCTTGTATAGTTTTTTTGATATTATCTGGTTGTTTAACATCATCTAGTACAATGGAGACGGTATCTTCGTCACTATCTTCAACGATAGCTTCGTTGCAAATCTCTTGAATCGCCATATCGATAGTAGGATCGAACGAGATAGCTCGATACTTATTAACGAGTTCTGCTTCGGTTCGAACTGAACCATCGAGATCAACGTAGGTGCCATAGACACCACCGGCTGCAACGGTTAACGCGCCGTCTTCATTGGAGGGTGGAACAAAGGAGATTCGCTTTTCAGCTTCTTTCTGCTCTTTCTTCCTATTAATTTCAAATCCAAACAGGTCCATTCATTATCTCCGATGAAATAAAGGGGATTATAGTTATTTATAATCCCCTCTAGTGTTAGTCAAATTGGAACTGTATTAAGAACCAGGATTGAAGTAGTCGAATGACCAAGTGACCGTATAAGTACCGATCGTATCAGTAGTATTCCAATCCAATTCAATAGTACCGACATCTGAAGGCCAGCAACCTACGAGGGTGTATTCACGAAGCTTAGAGCCAGTCTTACCATAAAGTTTGATAGTAGCATCTTCTTTATAGTCTTCAGGTGAACCGTATGATCGAATGTTAGAAGGACCATCATTTACCTTGCGGGCCCACTCTTCGAGTACTGCTCGCTGACTGAAGTCTTCTTCGATCATAACAGTTGTAGTCCACTCTGCAAATGTTCTGTCACCAGCAATCTTCACTTTACGACCGAAGTAAGGTACTTCAATAATTCCAGTCGTAAAGGAAGGTACTTGTGAAGACATACAGAGAAGATTAAACTCTTCACCCAAAGTCGTGACTTGCACCTCAAAGAGGGCGGGACGATACCCACCCTGACTGAGAGCCGCTGACTTGAAGTTCTGTACGCTAAATGCCATTTGTTATTCTCCTAATATGTTATTTTTCTTATTTATCCTATTTATCAGAATTGTCCAATAACTTCGGAGAATTCTACGCCAGTGCGTACAGCGACAAAGTTGAGCTGAATGAAGTTGATGCTTCGAGCTGGTTTGATGTAGATATCACCAACAAACTCGTTACGATCGATTACTTCACCAGTGTTATTCGTCTCATCACAGATGACAGCGAAGTCTGTAATACCGCGACGACCTTGTACATCTCGCAAGAATGGAGTGACGAGGTTAACAAAGCTTGCTCGAGTGAATTCATCGTTGAATTCGAAGAGAGTAAACTTCGATGCAGTTGCAATGGCTTTCTCAAGGACAATGAAGAGACGTCGTACGTTGATTCGATCGAATGCTGAAGGCTTGCTCAGCAACGTCTTATCACCGAAGAGTACAATTCCTTGACCTGGGAAGTTAACAACTGGGTTAACACCGTTCTTGTACAGGATATCACGTTCACCTTTCTTGGGGTTCCAAGCTAGTTTAACTGCATTCTTAATGGCTCCGCGGTTGAAACCTGCAGGTGACCACCATGGATCGCGTGAGTCATCAGTATAAGCACAAAGACCAGCAACGTCACCATTGAGAGGCAACCATCGATATACGTCATTGTACTTATCATACTGATACTTGTAACCGCTATCCATTACAGCGTAAGAACTTGATCGGCTAAGATTGTTTCTGAAGTTTACAACATCTTCAGTGATATCAGTAGCATTGTTAACAACATCTCGATAAGCAGGTGAGATAAATGCTACACAATCCTTGCGGCGCTCACAAACATTGTCAATAATGTATTGAGAAACAGTTACATCATTAACACCGCGTGACTTACCGCCAAGTACCAAAGAGATGTCAATATCTTCTGGTGACTTGAATACATCGTATGCTCTCAAGATTGAACCAAGAGTTGCAGATGATTCAGTACCGACATCGCGACCACCTCGGAAAGACATCGTAGTTGGTACGGTTTCTGAAGATGAAGCTACCAAATCAGCAGTTGCTGCAGGAGCATCAGCATCGTGGTTTGTCCACCATACCCACTTAGAAGATTGATTAATCACTTCTGGGTAGTAGATACCTTCACCGTCAGGGCCTTTCGCGTCAGTAGCGCGTGATAGTCCTTGCCATACTTCGAGGATAGTTCCAGGAATACCTGAGATTTCACCATCTTCGTCAACAACTACAACGTGCAGTTCATCAGAAGCCGCAGTGTTACCATTGAGTCGAACATAGTCAGATGTACCAGGCGCGGCTTCAACTTGATCCCAATATTGCCAAAGACGACTAATACCTACATCGGTCATTGAAACGTTTTCTGAAATAGTCAGATTTTGAGAGAAAGAAACACTCGCACTATTACCGGCACCAGGTGAACCAATCTCGGTAATTTCAAGATACTGAGTACCCACTTGAGTATTACCAACTTTGATAACATCACCAGTAGTAAAGTTTGCTGTAATACCTTCTACAACAGTATTTGATGCTCCAGAAATTGATCCAGTATTTGCACCTACGTTGATAGCAAGCGTTACACTCGTCAAACCAATATTTGAGCTGAATGCAGCTGCAGATGTACAAACTGAAACTTTTAGTGAATCGCCGAGGGCACCAGGATACTTAGCAGCCCAAAGTACAGAACTATCAAATGAGTGAGTTCCTGATTCATAATGCTCTTCGTTCTTAATGACATGAGCCAACATCGTAGTACTTGATGACATCGTAGTGTTATTAGCTACAGCATTAAACGACATATCAGCATCGTGGAATTCAATGTTAATTGAACCAGTCGTGCCGCTGTACGTACCTGAAGTAAATGTGATTCGAGTTGAACCTTCGCGTTCCATTACCAAATCACCTGAACCCTGATCGACGAATGATGCAACCGTACCATTGAGATCAGTATGAAGTTCAAATGACTGCAAGTCATTTCCTACATTCATTACATAATAAGTAGTAGTATTTGAAAGACCTGAAGGCAAATCACCGGTAGGATCAGATGTAATCGTTACAGCTTCGCCTTCAAGAATTGTCAAAGCAGTTGAAAGGCCTTCGAAAGAGTTCGTAGATGTATTAGCAATGACCGCCAAATCACCAGCATTAAATGTAATCGTACTTGAATCAAGGTTAAATTGCTGTCCGTCATCGATGCCGGGAGTCATATCAGTCAACACATGTGAATCAAGAATTCCAGCAGTTGTAGCGTCAGCCGTATCATGTACGACGAGATAGTCTGCATTGTTTACAGCGTAGACACCAAGTCGACCAGCGTCGCCTTCGGATACGTGAGCTCGTGATACATGCAGACGATTAGAGTATGCTAAAAAGTTAGCTGCAGTAAACCAAGTTTCTGCATTATCCGAAGTTGGCTTACCAAATTCGTTAGCAAGTTCTGGTTCACTCACAACGAGTGAAGGCTTACCTACAGGACCCCATTTAAAGACACCAGCAATTGCTGCGTCAGTGGTAGCGACTGCAGGGATTACAGTGGTCAGATCGATCTCTGTAACATTAACGCCTGGGCTTAATTGAAAAGGCATATTTTTGTTCTCCCTAAATTATTTTAATTATGTAAGATCGTACTTTTATTTATAATAACCGATATTTCAAAGTAACCAGCTATAGTCATTACCCCGAGCTGTGACCGGTTTAGGGTCCTCGAAATCGTTCTGACCGTCATCTATCATTCCAAATGGAACAAGCTCACTATAAACTTTTTCCTCATTCATTTCTTTGAGGTTGATAACCGTATTTATATCGGTGAGTTCTTTGAAAAATCGTTGATTAGAAAGCCAACCGAATAATACCAAACACATCATTAGATCGTCATGATTACCTGGTTCTGCTTCGTATGATGTTCCCTTCTGACTAAAAGTTGACATCTCTCTGATTGTTTCGAAATCATTAATGATTAATTGATTTTGTTCTACTAACAGTTTGATCATCGAACAGCCAATAGACTTGACAGATTTTGTTGTGCGTATACCTCTGTCTGCTTTACCGCTAAATCCTGCTACACCTGATAATAGACGTTTACCTTCTCTGCCATTATTTTCAGTAAGTAACATATTTTCATATTCGTATTCTTCAAAAATAATCTGAGCTACTTGTTCTCCGATATCATTCACTTCAACGAGTATATTAGCATCGTTAAAATACTTTGCAGCAGCGTGTACAGCAGCCGCATAATCAACAGGAGTAATCATATTATTACGATATGCGCCAACCTGTACATATGGCATCTGTGAGATATCGATGACTTGGAACGCTGAGTAGTCTAAACCTTTACCTCTACTCACATCGACTACTATTACATAGTTGCCTTCTGGTTTTGGTTCTTCGTATACTATAATACCGCCAACTTCTTTGACAGCCTCTTTATATACAAGTTGTTTGAGTTTCCAACCTGCGATCAATGTACCTGACGAACCGAGGAATTCACACTCCATTTCCTGTGCAAACTTCTCAGTATCAAAATCCATTGCGGCGAGTGTTTCTTCTCGCCATTTTTCATCTCGACCTGGAACATCAGTCCACATCACTTGAACGAATTCATATCCATTCTTGCCAGCTTTGGCGCCTTCACATGTCTTATAAAAATGATTGAGGCCGTTTGGTGTAGATGTTAATAGAATCTTAGTAGATGTACCTGATGAAATAGTAGGGAATACAGAAGCGAAGAACTCGTCCCAGTTTTCTACGAACGCAGTCTCGTCGATGTAGAGGAATGATACTGATTTACCACGAATGGCTGACGATGATGTCGCAGCGGCAATAATCTTCGATCCGTTTTCAAATTCTACAGATCCTTTGTTCCACTCGATGACACCTTGTTGCAACCATTTAGGAAGAGCTTCATAAGCTGTCTTGATACGATCCAATATTTCTCTTGCAGCATCTCCTTTATTTGCGAGAAGAGCGACAAGCTTATGATCGTTAAAAAGAATATAATGAAGTATAAGACAGACAGCAGTCGTTGTCTTACCCGCTTGGCGGCTTGTGACCACACATACACGTCGGTTGTTTGTGGTCTTTTCGATGATTTCTTTTTGATAGTCATAGCATACAATCGGTATGAGTCCGTGGTCAACGTGTACGATCTGTATATACTTCTCAGCAAAATATATTGGATCCTTTGCACACTTCACGAATTCTTGGACCATATCTTCGGTCCACTCGATCGTTACGCCTTTTCTTTTAAGATTGACATTACCGAGATAAGAACGGTAGTCAATAATATCCTGAATATCAGTCGTCATCTTTATTCATCAACTTTAGTAGCTCACTCGTAGAGCCCACAAAAAGATTGTTGTTGACTGTTTCCTTCTTGTCTTCTGGTTTTTCACCGGTAAGCTTTTGTTTTTTCTCATGCATGCCTAATAGATCATTATTCATATCACCCATCGTCTTAATCATAGTAGCGAGTACTTCATAAGCACGAGGATGTTGTGATTGATCTGCAACTGCAAGTAGTTCATCGATAGCGCTATGACCTTTCTCAATCAGATCATAGAAATTCTGACGTACATATTTGGTATCGTTCTCTACTTCTTTGTCAGTTTCATGTAAAGACGGCCTATATGTAGTGGGCAATGGCTTGTCATCATCGATTTCAATGATTGTAGTGGATTTAACATCTAAAATATCATCGAGTTGTTCATTATTAGTTTTCATATCCTTGTCCTTCACTGATCAGGCCATGGTTCTTGGACAGTCAATGCATCGCCATAATTGGAGTTTGCAGCTATTTGATTAGCTGGTATAGATTCTAAATCAGGTGCTGATATAGTAACGGTAGGTGTACTAGTATAACCTGATCCGCCATTTGTCACACGTATTTCTGATATAGAATCAGAAGTATCTATAATGGCAGTAGCAGTTGCATTTGCACCGCCGCCTCCAGTAATAGTAACGGTTGCTGTGCTATATCCTACACCATCATTAGTAAGTGAGATAGCTGTTACTTCACCGTCTGCGATTGTTGCAACTGCAGTTGCTTGTTCTATATTCAAGCTTGTATAAACAGTTGGTTGATTATTTGCCAATAATCCTGGCTGAGCAATCAAACGTGCGGCTACATCGAGATCAGGGTCAGTTCCTTCTGGAGCAAGAGTAATATCATCATATAGTGTAGCATCATACAATTGTGTATTAGCGAGATTAATTATCTCTTGCTTATAAACTGGTCCGAAAAACACACCTTTCATTGTAAAGTCTAATTGCCATATTAGTGCACGTCTTTCCTCAAACGAACCTTCATATACGTCGTCTTGACTGACTGAAGTTAGTACAATTGGAATATCTAACTTGATATCGATAGGTAAATCTTTTACTAATTGAATAGTCGATGTCCACTCCGGAGTAAAGAATGGAAGAATCTGTTCAATGATACGAGTACCATCTGTTGTATTTTTTACGAAAATAGAAAGTGAAAAATTAATGTCATACGGTACCGGATTATAGACATGTTTCTTTTTAGTATTGTCATCGGTAACC